AACACCAGCCTCAGAAGCAATCACTGTTGTTGATCCTGTTCGCGAAATGTTGCCACGGAACCTATTCTTCAACTCTTGCTTGTCATCATCTTCCATGTCGCCTCTAACAACGAGTAGACCGCCCGGGCGTCCGTCGTTGATGAGATAGTTGCGGTTATAAAGTTTTGACAGGTTCTCTAATTCAATAGCGATACCAGCGGACTCCATTGGCGTCATTGACAGATATGGATCAAGTGGATGTGGTCTGCGAATCCAACACACGTCTTCAGGCTTTAGAACAAACTTTGTTCCGTTGCGCATGTCAACTTCAAAACCTTGCACGAACTTCTTTGAATCAGGAATCGGTGCCGTGTACTGTGGCGGGAGAAGTTGTAGGGCGATTATTTTTCCGTCTCGCGAACGAACTTTCTCAATGAATACGCCTCTGGTACTCATCAAGAGTTGCGCAGAAATTCGGTACCTGAAAGCAAACGAATTTTCTCCGTCATTTGATTTAGAGTTAAAAATCTCTAGTAGAGGCTTGTTGTCTTTGGTTTGCTCGCCTCGCTGGTCGTTGCCTTTGCGAAGTATGACGGGGAGTCGTGCTTGGTTTCCTGCGATTGCATCTATGCATCGGAACACCCAAGTAACTTTTTGCATTCCTTCTCGGTATGCACGATCAATGTCCCAACCATCTTTGTATGGTTTCCCAACTCGTCCCATGTCAAAGGCAATAGGCGCACCGGGGTTAGACATTGCCTTTTCGGCGCTGTTTCTGAGATCTTTATTATTTTCGCTATTCCAAGCCATTATTCAGATCCCAACAAGTAACCATAGATTCCGCAGGTTACTCCGAGGGCGATTAAGCCCGCTGGTAGGAAAATGAGACCCGTACCTATTGAAATTCCTGCGACGAATAAAACCATCAAACAGTTTGCAAGGTTGCGGCGCGTGAGTAAAGAATGTAATTTTCGTAAAATGTTCATTTAGACCGTCACCTTAGCAAATGAAAGACCTATGCAATACTACAGTATGTATCTAACTATTTTTACGAGGACTAATGGCTGACTGGAATAAAATCTACGAGTATCTCCAACCGAAGGAATCTTTGTTCTGTCCTGAAGAGGCTTCTCTGACTCAAAAAGTTTTTTTGCGTAGTTATGCGTTGGAGGGTCTGTTTGGTGGGGCTGCTGGTGGGGGTAAAAGTAGCGCCTTGCTGATGGCGGCATTGCAATATGTTGATGTTCCGAACTACTCTGCGATTCTTTTCCGTCGTACCTACGCCGACTTGGCTTTGCCGGGTGCTTTGATGGATCGTTTCCGTAACTGGGTTATGTCCTATGAGGATGTCCATTGGAACGCGAACAGTTATGTGGCTACTTTCCCTTCTGGTGCCCGTGTTTCCTTCGGTTATCTCAATAATACGAACGATTATTTGAGATATAAGGGTTCGGAGTTTCAGTTCATAGGCATGGATGAGGTCACGGAAATCCGTGAAAGTGACTACAGGTATATGTTCTCCCGTTTGCGCCGTCCTGCTTCGGGTCCGCTTTCCAAGGTTCCGCTCAGAATGAGATCAGCATCCAACCCAGCCCCTAATTGGGTTAGGCAACGATTTATTGTTGAGGGTAAAAATGAGCAGAGATTTTTTGTTCCATCATTTTTAACAGATAACCCGGGTATTGACGCTGAGTCATACCGTCAGGCGCTTTCTGTCCTTGACCCTGTTGAGAGGCGACGCCTTGAGATGGGTGACTGGTGGGCGACCACTCTTGGAACATTGTTTGACAGAACCGACTTCCCAATAATTGACGGCTCAGATGTCCCCGAAATCACCTCCCAAGCCCGCGCTGTCAGGTATTGGGACTTGGCGGCGACCGAACCACACTCAGGTAATACTGACCCCGACTGGACAGTTGGAACCCTTATGTTATTTGACCAAGGGATCTCCTACATCATGGATGTCCGTAAAGTTAGGGCTAAATCAGACAAGGTGGAAACACTGATTTCGCAGACCGCTCAGGAAGACGGGAAAACGGTAGCCATACGAATGGAGCAGGAACCGGGCTCCTCGGGGAAAGCACTAATTGACCAATATGCACGATATGTAGTTCCGGGTTGGGACTTGCAAGGAATCCGCTCATCAGGCGACAAGGAGACAAGGGCAAGACCTTTCGCCGCCGCTGTCGCCAACGGCAATGTCCGTCTCGTAAGAGGGAAGTGGATCACAGACTGGTTGGACGAAATATCGTCTTTCCCAGAGGCTTGCACCCATGATGACCAAGTTGACTCCGCTGTCGGTGCTTTCACTTTTTTAACTGGTTTGGGGTTGCCTCAACGCAAGAGAGCCAGTATCATTGTGTGAAATAAACATATACCACTATCGCCCAAAAGGGGAAAAATGAAAAAGGCTTTTAAATCGCCAACAAAAACACAGTTACGGACTGCTACAAACCAAAGCAGAGAATTACTTTCTGAGTGGATTCGCACAACTAGAACTAAACAAAACTTAAGCCAAGAAGGATTAGCCGAAATTGCTGGTGTTGACCGCAAAACAATTAACCGAATTGAAAACGGTCATTTCTCACCGAGCATTGAAACGCTAGTTCGTATCTCTTTGTCTCTTGACTCAAAAATCCCTTCCCTAGTATGACCGAAAACTCTTGGAATAGTTCTGAGCGCTTAGTCGCTCTCACGGAATTTCGTAAGTCAATTATTGCCATCAGCGATAAGGCTTTGGAAAACTTGGAGCAAGATGACGAACAACTTTGGTGCGATACATTAGTTTTGCTGCATGCAATTAAAGGTGACATTTCGTCAGTGTTTACACAGTATTCCAACCTGTTTTCCGACAAAATTGATGCTTCCGAACACTCCGCTTCAAACGGGCAAGTGATTGAAAAGAAGTCCGCGTTTGACCGCAAAGGCTGGAAGCATGAAGATATTGCATCAGAAGTGCTACGCAGGCTAGGAGATCTTTCCGTTGACATGGACACGGGTGAAGTCATTATGACCTCAGAAGAAATAGCATTGAAACTCTTGGAATATGTACAACCTTCATATTGGAGGGTTAAAGAACTATCCAAACTTGGCATTAACGCAGATCAATATTGCGAAGTTGGAGAACTAAAAACAAGCATCATCGTACGGAAGGAAAAATAACATGAGCGAGATTTACCAACAGTTAGCAGAATCTTTCCCGCCAGAGATGGTTCGCAGGTTGAACAAAGGTGGCACCAACCTGATTTATATTCCAATCAGTGAAGTAATTACGCGAATGAATAAAATCATTGGTGTTGAAAACTGGTCGTTCACTGTTAAGTCTTGGCAACAACTTGGGACATCTATCGTTGCTCATGTTTCTGTTCAGGCAACAATTGACGGTAAGACAATTACACGCGAAGGCGTTGGCGGACAGAAGATCAAGATGTCCAAGCAGGGTGATCCTGTTGACATCGGGGATGAAGTCAAGGGTGCTGTTTCCGATGCCCTCAAAAAGGCTGTTCAAACATTGGGTATTGGCTTATATCTTGCCCGTAGCGAAGAGGCTATGGAGATTGAGCAGGCTATTGACGCAAGCGTCTCTGCTTCTCCTGCCCCTCCTGCTCCTGTTGTTTCACCGAAATATGCGCAATTCAAATCATTGCTTGAAGCAAGTGAAGAGAATAAAGCAAAGATCAAAACATTTTGGTCAAACTATGGTGGCGGTCGTCCTGTTCCTAAGCCTTCAGAATTCACTGATGAGGAACTTGACACACTGATCACAGAATTGGTTTCCTACAGTTTTGCGGGTTCAACTCTTGTTGAAGCACCAGCAAAGAAAAAGGAAAAGGCTCCTGATATGCCACCGCGCAGAGACATTGACTGATGTGCTTAACGCTCCTGAATATCTCTCACCGAGTTCAATAGGGACTTTTCATCAGTGTCCTTTAAAATACAAGTTCTCTCGTATTGATGGACTGAAAGAACCCCCAACAGAACACACAATATTGGGGAACTATGTTCACTCAATTTTGGAAGAGTTTTACCGTTTAGACGCAGGTCAAAGAACATTGCTGAACGCAAGAACTTTGTTTCGTTCAATTTGGGATGACTACGCTGAAGATGTAACCAAGATTTATCGTAATGATGCTCAAAGCATTAGCGAATTTAGGCTTCGTGCCCGCTACTGCATAGAGAACTTGATGAAGATGGAATCTCCTGAATTAATAGAGTTTGACGGAATTGAAACCGAACTCAACCATGAGGTCAAAGGTGTAAAGATCAAGGGTTTCATTGACCGTTGGGCTATTGGCGACGGCAAGATAAACATAGGTGACTATAAAACAGGAAAAGTCCCACAGCCAAGATTCAGGGACGACAAATTTGACCAATTATTAATTTATGCAATAATTTTGTCAGAAATTGAAGACAAGGAAATCGGAACTTTGGAGTTGCTGTACATTAAGGACAGCGTTAGACTCAAAAAGGATCCGACAAAAGAAGACATTAATAGAATTACAGAAATGTTAGTTGAAACAAGAAATGCCATAGATGCAAGATGCGAAACTGAAGTTTTTGAAACCAAGGTTGGCGTGTTGTGTGGATGGTGCCACTTTAAACCTATATGTCCTGCATGGAGCAAAAAAAAATAAATGAACGATGAAGCATTCGCCCGACTTGTCGCCGAAGATGTAAAAAACAAATCTTCTGATGCACAAAAGAAATATCTAGCACTTCCCGAAAACATCAAAAGATGGAAGAGGGCTTTAGAGTATTTGGCATCAAACCTTGATGATCAGATCACACAGATCAACAAATTTGAGGAAAGCAAACTCAAAGAATATGAGCAATTAGGTGATGAAGGTACAGCAATAATCGCTGAAACATCAGCAAACTTTGGTGCTCGTAAATCAAAAATTGAGCGATTCAATTTCTTTGTTCGGGCAAAACTTGATGAAGTAAGCCGTATGGATGCTCTTTCGCCTAACGGTGATATGTCTCAAAACACTGACGATTTCTACCGCAGGGCGATACAAAAGTGGTGGTCGCTGATGGAGGAGTTTGAGATGGAGCCAACGAAAATTGATGAGGCTTTGTATGCCTCTTTGGATGGTCGTTGGGACTTTGAAGGGCTCACTGAAGATAACGCATTTGGCGACTTTGAAGATTAAACAGCAACAGTGACACGGCAACGACTATTTCTTGATACCTCCTGCGTTGACGCGGCGAGGGAAAGATTGCGCCATGTTTACGACACCTTTGACACAGTCTGCTACCAGTTCTCTGGTGGCAAGGACAGCACTGCCATTATTCATCTTGCTAAAGAAATACATGAAGAGCGCAATCTTGGCAAAGTGAAAGTTATTTTCCGAGACGAAGAAATGGTGAGCCCAACCGTTATCAAGTTCGTTGAAAAGGTTCGCAACTATGACTGGGTTGACATGGAGTGGTACTGCCTGCCATCCGGTCAAGAGATTTGGGTTCTTGGCAGGCGCGAATACGTTTTGCTGTGGTCACCGCAACGGAAAGCAGATGGTCGTCTAGTTCGTGAGATGCCAGAGTGGGCTATTAGGGCTGAGCATTTTGGTTTGGATCCTTCTAAGCCATGTCCGAACCTTGTTGACTATTACACGATGCAGGGGAAAAAGGGCAGAACGGCGTTTGTTATGGGTGTTCGCGCCAACGAGTCAATGGTCAGATATAGATCATGTGTACAGAAACTCCACGAAAATTACATTGTTTCTCCGTTTCTTCTTCAGAAATCTATTCCTCTTAAGTTTGCGAAAGTCATCTATGACTGGACGACTGAAGATGTGATGAAGTTCATTATTGAAGAACACAAAG